ATATTCTGCGATCTAAAAAAGTTTTAAATACTGTTCAATATTATACTGCATTAAGATTTCGTAGATTATGGGAAAAAAGTCGTATAGGAAGTTATACTGCTAATTTTAATTCTATTGGTTGTAATAACTCTTGGCAGTCTATGGCTGAAGATCGGATAGATGCTATATATAAACTTAGTCGCAGTCATACTTGGTTAGGTGATTTTGCATTTCAACTAATGTATAGAGTATGCGTAGAAGATTTTAATTTAAAAGAAATATCAGCTATTTATCAATTTAAAAAAGGTTATGCTGGTGATCGACTAAGAGAAGCTACAGAAGAATTAAAAAAATTCTTTGATCAAGCAATTTAATGTTTGACTTTATCGTCAGACTATGAGATAAATTGCTATACTACCATTCGTGTAGGTATACATATCATTTTAACACTATTAAAAGGGGAATTTATTATGCCAATGGGAAAAGGAACTTACGGATCTAGAGTGGGTAGACCACCAATGAAAAAGAAAAAAAAGAAAAAAAATAAAAGAAAATAATGGCCAAAAAGAAAAGAAGAAAAGCCATAAAAGATAAAAGAACAGGATTACCTAAAGTTTATTTATCTGGTTTAAAAGGATCAAAAAGATCTCGTAGAGCTAGTTTAATTAAACAGGTATCTAATTTATATAAAGCTGGTAAAAAAATACCTAGGGCTTTATTTAAAGCAAGGACAAAAGCATAATGGCTGTAAAAAGAAAACCACTATCAGCTTCAGTAAAAGCTACTTTGCAGAGAAAAGCCAAAGCCTCTAAAAGATATACATATAGCACTCTTGCTAAAGTATATCGGAGAGGTCAAGGGGCATTTTTAAGTGGTGGATCACGAAGAGTACCAATGGCAGCTTGGAGTATGGGGCGAGTCAATAGCTTTCTTAGAGGATCAAGAAAACACGATTTGGATTTACGCAAGAAGAAGCGTAAATGAAAGTTATATGGATAATTACTGTTTTAATGTGGTATGAGAATATCGAAACACCAATAACTACAGAATATTTATTAAAATCTTTTAATACCAAAGTTGAATGTTTAGATTATGTGTTTTGGAACAAAAAAACTTTAGTACAAGAACTAGCTGCACAACACGGAGCAAGAGAGGCTGAGCTATTAAAAACTTGGGCTTTTTATTGTGAAAATAGACCACTAGAGGAAGTGTGAAAAAGATTGAATTACCAGAGTTTATTCGATTATCTCACTATCGTATAAAACTAATTAAGATTAACAGTCATATTTGCTATGAGATTGGAGAGCAACAAGGCTCTTTTCATTCTAAACAAATGATTATATACCTTGATGAAGATATTATTGAAGAAGGTGGCTCTATTGCAGTAGATCTTGTAAAACACGAATTGCTACACGCTGTATATTATGTTAGACAGTTAGAAGGTAAGAACGAAGAAGATACTGTAAATGCTATGGCAACACACTACACTGAGATTGAAAAAAATAACCCAGATTATGTTAGATGGAAATTACAAAACTTAAATTAGAAGATATTAAACCATACAATAACAATCCAAGAAAAAAGATTGATATTGAAAAAGTTGCAAAAAGTATTAAAGAATTTGGTTGGCAACAGCCTATTGTAGTTGATAAAAATAATGTAATAATCGTTGGACATAGCAGATTTGAAGCGGCAAAAATGTTAAAAGAAAAAACTGCTCCTGTCGTAATAACAGATATGTCAGAGAAAAAAGCTAAAGGTTATAGAATAGCAGATAACAAAACAAATCAATATTCTGAATGGGATTATGAGTTATTACATAATGAGCTACAAGAATTAATAGGTTTTAAATATGATTTAGATAATCTTGGTTTTAACAGTAATGAGCTTGACACAATCTTAAATTGGGAAAATACAGATAATAAATGGCTTGATGCTAAAGAAGAGTGGAAAGAAATGCCAGAATTTGAACACGACGATTTAGCACCTTACAGACGATTAATTGTAAACTTTGGTAATAAAGATGCTGTTGAAAAATTTTTTAAACTTATAGGTCAAGATTTTACTGATAAAACAAAATTTATAAATATTCCATTTAGACCTAAACAAGTTTTAAAAGATAAAGGGTATGGTACAGAATAACCCACAATTTCCTCTTTATATACCAAGTAAAGGTCGTGCTGATAGCCGACTTACTTCTAAAGCATTAGAAAATATGAATGTGTTCTATCGTATTATAATCGAAGAACAAGAATATGATAAATATGCAGAAGTAATTGATGAAAATAAATTATTAGTTTTAGATAAAACATATCAAGATAATTATAATACTTGTGACAATCTTGGTAATACAAAAAGTAAAGGGCCAGGTGCTGCAAGAAATTTTGCTTGGCAACATTCTATTGACAATGGCTATGATTGGCATTGGGTTATGGATGATAATATAAAATCATTTATTAGATTTAATAAAAATCAAAGAATAAAGTGTTTAGATGGTACACCATTTAAAGTTATGGAGGATTTTGTATTAAGATATAAAAATATTGCTATGGCTGGTCCACAATATAGTATGTTTGTAACAGACAGAAATGCAAATAAATTTCCACCATTTGCTGTTAACACAAGGATTTATAGCTGTAATTTAATTCGTAATGATACGCCCTTTAAATGGCGTGGCAGATATAATGAAGATACTGATTTGTCCTTACAAATGTTAAAAGCTGGGTGGTGTACTGTACAATTTAATGCTTTTTTACAAGAAAAAATTACAACACAAGTTATTAAAGGTGGAAACACAGAAGCCTTTTATAATAAAGAAGGTACTATGCCAAAATCTCGTATGCAAGTACAATTACACCCAGATGTTTCTAAAGTAACTTGGAGATTTGGAAGATGGCACCATTATGTTGATTACACTAAATTTAAAAAGAATAATAAATTAATTAAAAAAGAAGATCTTAAATTAACTAATAAGCCTAATGAATATGGCTTAAAACTTAAAAAATTTAATACGCAGTAAGCGGAACTGATACAAACAGTTTAAAAAAGAGGAAAGAATGGCAAGACCAAAAAAACACGATATTGATACAAAACAGTTACAAAACTTAGCAAGACTTGGTTGCACAAATACTGAAATTGCTGACTTTTTCGGGTGTTCTGAAAATACAATAAGACGTTATGGCGAATATCTGACAAAAGGCAGAGCTGAGTGCAAAATGAGATTAAGACAAATGCAGTGGCGATCTGCTGAAAAGGGTAATGTAACTATGCAAATATTTTTAGGAAAACAAATGTTAGGTCAAGCTGACAGTCCATTAGATACTGTTAGTGATCAACCTTTACCATTTATAGATTAATTATGGCAAAATACAGAGGACGAGAAGTAAAATTAAATAAACCATTTAGGACACCTGGTAAGAATAAAAAGTTTGGTGTATATGTTAAAGACAGATCTACTGGTAATGTTAAAGTAGTTAGATTTGGTGATCCTACAATGAGAATTAAAAAGAATATTCCAGCAAGACAAAGAAGTTTTATGGCAAGAATGGGTGGTGTATTAAAACAAGTTAAAGGGCAAAAAAACTTATCACCTGCTTATTGGTCAATACAAGCTTGGAAAAAATCTTTTAAACTATGACAGATAATAAAAAGATAATGCAGTGGCTTAATCAAACAGTTAATACTTTAAAGCCAAACGAAGAAAAAGAATATTTGTTTAGTAGCGATTATGCTGGTAGAAAAGTTAATATTAAAATTAAAATAGATGCCATTAACAAGCCCACAGAAACAAGTAGTCGAATCAAAAGCTAGATTTAAGGTATTAGTAACAGGCAGACGATTTGGAAAGACTCATTTAGCTATAAGACAATTAATTAAATATGCTTCTGAGCCAAATAAAAGAGTTTGGTTTGTTTGTCCTACATATAGACAGGCTAAACAAGTATGCTGGGCGGCATTAAAAGACAGATTATTAAATATAAATTGGATTAAAAAAACAAACGAGAGTGATTTATCTATTCATTTAATAAATGGATCTATTATAGCTTTACGAGGTGCAGATAGATCCTATGATAGCTTAAGAGGTGTTGGCTTAGATTATTTAGTAATGGATGAGTTTGCTGATATTGCAAGTGAAGCTTGGTTTGAAGTATTAAGAGCAACTTTATCTGATCGTAAAGGTGGTGCAATGTTTACAGGCACACCAAGAGGATATGGTAATTGGGCTTATGATTTATTTTGTAAAGGTGCTGAAGATAATGACTGGGACAGCTTTCAGTTTACTACCTTAGATGGTGGACAGGTAGATGATGATGAAATTGAACAAGCTAAAGCTGATCTTGATGAGAGAACATTTAGACAAGAATATCTAGCAACTTTTGAAACATACGCTGGAGCTATCTATTATAACTTTGATAGAGAGCAGAATGTAAAGACATTAAAGATTGATAAGACTGCTATTCATATTGGTATGGATTTTAACATTGATCCAATGAGTGCTGCAGTATTTCAGCTTAATCAAAATACAATTAATTTAATTGATGAAATAGTTATCTATTCATCAAATACAGACGAGTTAGTTAAAGAAATCAAAACAAGATACCCTAACCGACAGATAATAGTCTACCCAGATCCAGCTTGTAGGCAAAGAAAGACCTCTGCTGGTGGAATGACTGACTTAAACATATTACAAAACGCTGGATTGACAGTAAGAGTTAAAAATGCACACCCTCAAATAAGGGACAGGATTAACGCTGTTAATTCACGATTAAAGAATACAAACGATCAAAGAATGATGTTTATAGATCCAAAATGTAAGAACATCATTAGAGGATTGGAAAGACACCTTTATAAAGAGGGAACTACGCAACCAGACAAGGATAGCGGATTTGACCATATGAACGACGCCATAGGCTATGCGGTAGATTATTTGTTCCCTATAAGAAAACAATACACAAAACAATTACCTCAAAGATGGAGCGTTAAATAATGTACATAATGAATCAAAATATGGATTCCTTAATTCGAGATAAAGAATTTATGGAAAACCGACACGATAACTATGATCTAATGATCCCTAGATGGAATTTTTATTTGAGATCATACTTAGGTGGAGATGAATACCGATCTGGTGGCTTCTTGCACGAATACGCATTGGAATTAGATTTAGAATATCAAAATAGAATTAATTACACACCAATAGACAACCATTGTAGAAATATTATAAGTATCTACTCAAGTTTTCTATTTAGAGTACCACCAACAAGAGAATATGGCGTATTAGAGA